TCAAATCCCTCTCTCACCGCCATATAACACTGATTTATTGAGTATTAGCGGTACTCAAAAAATTATTTTGACAGGTTTTGACAGGGTCAAAAGTCAAACAAAATACATAAATATCTGGGTTACCATTAGTTTTAATGGTAACTTTTTTTATTTTGATTGACTTAGTAAGTTTATCAAATGCCTATTTTTTCATTAATTATAGATACTGTTGATAAATTACTCTTATTCATCTGATGTACATATATATCCATTGTAGTTTTAGCACTGCTATGTCCCAAGAACATTTGAATGTCTTTTACATTTACATTGCTTTCACATAATATTGTTGCACAGCTATGTCTTAAATCATGAAACCTAATATGTGTTAAATTATGTTTTGCTAAGAATTTTCTAAAGCCATTAGTCAAGAACTTAGGTTTGTGTAACTCTCCACCTTCATTAACATAAACATATTCTTCATCTTTTTTATAATAACCTTTACCTAGTCTTTCTTTATTTCTCTTTTGCTCCTCTTTTAACTCCAGGAGCATTTCTTTTATTGAACCAGGTAAAACAAAACTTCTTAAACCAGCTGTACTTTTTGTCTTATCTTTTTTTATTAAAACATTTTTACCATTTAAGTTAGTCTCTGTAACAGTATGAATAATACTCATTGTATTATCTGCAAAATTTATAGCTGACCACTTTAAACCTAGTAATTCACTTCTTCTTAAACCAAAGAAGCTAGTTATAACTACTCCTAAGTACAATGCTTTATCTTCTCTTTTTAAGATTTCAAGCATTTCTTTTATTTGTTCATGATTATAAACTTTTGCAATATACCTAACCTTCTTAGGTTTTTCAACATTCAACATAGGATTCATATTAATTACTCCTATTTTTTGAGCATATTTAAATGTTAAACTTAAAAGATTATGATAATGAATAACAGTATTAGCAGAAACTCCTCTTACATTTAATTCATGAAAATAATACTTCTGGATATCAAATGTATTTATATCCTTTAATTTTTTATTTTCTTTAAAAAAGTAAGGTAATATAGATATTTTTGTATTTGATAGATAAGATGAGTATGTAGCATCATCAATAGTTTTAAATCTCATTTTTACATATCCTAAAATGAAATTACAGAAGCTAATTTCTTTATCAAAAAGGTTTACATCCTGGTCCACTTTTGTAAAGACGCTTTTCCTGCTGCCAACTTTTTTATCTTCAGATATTCCAAAAAACTTTCTACATTCTTCTTCAAAAACTTTTAACATTTCTTCAGCTTCTTCTTTGTTATCAGTTTTAGATGACTTTGATTTTACAGTTTTTTTCTTATTTTTTATATATTCAAAAACTAAATGGTAAAACTTACCTCTTTTTCTAGTGTAGCTTGATGTATACAAGATTCCTCCTTCATCTTTTTTTAATAGCTACCGATAAAGAATTATCGGTCAACTATTAAAAAATGTCAATATGCTATTTTCTTACATTGCATTCAATACATATTCAATTAGGCATTCCTTTGGTATTTTAATTAATCTTCCACTTCTTATAGATTTTAATTCTCCAGTTTCAGTTTTCTTTAAGACACTACTTTTACTAATTCCTAAAAAATCAGCTGTATCTTTTGTTGATATAAAAAAAGGAAGCTTCTCTAATTCTTTTTCTAATGATGTTCTCATTTCTTGTGTTGTCATTTTTATCACCTAATTCCATTCGTTCCCTATTCTTTTCATGTTTTTTTGCCATTTTTCCCAATAACAATTTAAGATATCAAGTGTTGTAAAATTATGTTTATATGTAATTGATAATAACTCATCAATAGCTATTGCTAGTTTATCAACATATACATAATGAATAAAATCTAGTATAGAAGGATTATCTGTTCTTAAATATTCTTCATCAAAAGTAAAATTAATAGCTTTTTTTAAATCTTTATTTTTATCATCATCAAGATAATTTATCAATTGAGCAAAAAAGAAGTAAATATCAGTCAATTCTTCTAACTCTTTGTCCTTACTATAAGGTTTAGTTTTCCAAGTTTTATGTGAAAAGATAGTCTCTTCATTAAACTCAACACATTCTGCTATTAATGACATTTTTATGTCATCAAAAGTTCTAGGTCTAATACTATGAATATTATCATCTAAATGTTTTTGTAAACTTAATATATCTTCAAAATTTTCAGGTTTTTTTATTTTCATTATCTCACTCCTTATAACTCTATTATTTCATCAATTTTTATCTTTTCTAAAACATAATCTCTGAAAGCATTTCTTTTTTTATATGTTTCAAGTTTCTGTAATAATTTTTCTTTGCTTGTACCTATAAAATATTTTTCATAACATTTATTGTAAGTTGTTGTTGTACATTTTGTATTTTCTCCATTAATACAAGCATAATCTTTGCCAATGAAAGTTCTTGTTAAAGTCTTTTTCTCTTGAAAAAATATTATAAGTTTATATATTTTAGTCATCTTCTTCCACCCATTCAGCTATTTCATCTAATGTCCAGCCTGACTTTTTACATTTATCGCAATAAAATTTACTATATTTTAAAATATTATTATCAGATTCAATAGGTTCTTGATTTTTATCTGCTTTTCCAATAAAGAAAATCCCTCTAAAAGTTTGATAAAATCTATTACAACCACATTTTTTACATCTCCACATTTCCATTACTCCTTTTTTCTATACAAGTTTTACAATTAATTTCCTATGTTCTTCTTTACATTCAAGTTCTTTTATTTTCTTTTGATAGTGTATTATAGCTTCTTCTAAATCTATCTTTGAATATTTTTCATTCATTCTATTTAACTCAATAGTTCAGGATTTTCATAGATATTTCCAACTATTTTACAACCTTGTGCAACAACATCAATTAAATCAAAAGAATGCTCTTCAAAATCTCCCTCAAATTCTGCTCTAAAACTTCCATTTTCAAAAACAACTTTGTAATATCTTTCTCCAAAACTTTCAAAAAGAATATCTCCTTCATAAATTTCTTTTTCCATCATGTCAGTTAATCCTGAGTATTGCATAAGTTCAACATCATTAAATTTCTCGTGTCTTATATTTAACAAATGTCCAACTCTTTCAAATAAATAAGTTACCTTTTTAGATACATAATTAATTAATATGACTTCAAATATTGCTTTTCTATCTTTTACCCAAGCTCTAAATTTTATGTCTCTATTCATTTCTCATCAACTCCTATAAAAAAATTTAATATTTCTATATTTCCATTATGTGTTCTCATAAAATCATTTTTGAAGTCTCTTTCAAACTCTTCTAATTCATTTTCTGTCATTAAATATTCTGTATTTATTTCAAACTTCACTGTTCTTTTTGAATTATCTTGAATAACTTCCATTGTTCCTTTATATTTAATCATTTTTTTTCACCTGCTTCTTATTTATTTTTTTTGCAATAGCAATTTTAACTTTAGCTATAGTTACTCCTATATTTGTTAGTTCAACATCATTTTTTATGAGATTATTTTTATTTAAAACAGCTAATTCTTTTCTGGAAACCAGAAGCAAATTTTTTATATCAAAATTTTCTTTATTTCCATCAGCAAAAATTATTACATGATCTACTGGAATTTCTCCATATTTTTGTTCCCAAATCCATCTATGTTTTAATTTCCATCTTTTTTTATTGACAAGCTTTATATATGTATAACCATCTCTATCTATTCTTTCAGAATAAAGTTCTCTAGTATTCCATGTAACATTTCCTTTTTTGAAAAGATTAGGAGGTCTTACTCCTGTTTTCTTACCCTTATTCCAAGGTGTAAATCCTTTCTTAAAAGTATAAGAAGGTAATTTTTTAAAAGGTATTTTGTATCTACGAAGCAAAGGCTCTAACTGATTTAAAGTTATTTTTTCAAAATTATTATTAAATAATTCTAATAATTCATTTTTATTTTTAGTACCTTTGAAGCTTCTTAAGAATTCAAACTCTATTGTTTTAAATTTTCTTCTCATTTTTATACCTCTAACATTTTAGGTAGTTTCATATTTTCAGTGATTCCACTTTCTTTCATTTTAATAGCTTGGATTGCAACATCTGCATTATTTATAATCGCAGTAGCAACTCCAACTATAGCTTTTGCTCTAAGAATTTCAGTATGTAACTTTTCTTCACTAATATCTTCTTCATCTAATCTTTCAATTTGTGCAAATAAGTAATTATTTAAATCATTTAATGTATTTTTCATTTTTTAGTTCTCCTTATCAATTAAAACCTTTCCATTCCCAAAGTTCACCTTTACAGTTTCTTGCTTTATACTTTATTTTTAAAATTCCCAGGATTGTTCTTAATGTACTTCCTTTTCTCCCTAGTTTCATTGATAGTTCTTTCAATGTCATATTAGGAGCATTCTCTTTTAAAAATTCTATTTCAGCATCGTTTAATTCATAATTTTTTTTATCAAAAATACATCTGGCAGTTAAAATTTTTTTTATTCTACTTTCACTTGTGTGATACTTTTCCATTATTTTGGCGATAGAAACACCATTGTTATAATCTATAACTATGTTTTCTTTATCTTCTTCACTAAGTACTTTTCTTTTATTTAAAAGTTCTAATTTATTTTGTTCTAAAATTCTTTTAAGTCTATCATTTCCTAAACCAAAATATTTTTTTAATCTATCAAAAGTAAAACCTTCTTGTATTTTCAATTTTAATTCAATTAAATTTACAGAATTATCTCTTGCTATTTTTATATCACCAATTAAATTTATTCTACATTCTCTACATATTCTACTAAATTTTGAGTGAGTACAATTTACTTTCTCAGCTAATTTAGAGTAATGTAATAAAGGATATGTTAAAATTAAATTTTCTAAAAATTTCTTTTTAACATTCCTTACCTCTTCTATTGAAAGAAATAATTTTTTAGCTAAGACAGAAGATTTTTCTTTCAAATGTTCTATTATATATTGTTGTTCAAACTCCTTATCTCTTCTTTCTTCAATAATTTTATCAGCTTCACATTCAAGCATTTTTTTTATAAATATGCTATCGTATGGATAACCCATTTCATTAGCTACCTTATCTATTTCATAAATTCCATAATTATCAAATAATTCACAAAACAATTCTTTTTGTAACTCTTTAATATCTGAAGCATCTATTTGTAATCTCTGACCTAATGTTTTATGTTTTTTCATGAGATTATTTTTTATGTAATCTCTTAAAAAAGTATCATTTTTTAAAGATATTGTTTCCATTTTAACCACCAACTATATTTTTATATTTTTCTTTTACTCTAGATTTATCAACATTAACATAAATCATAGTTGTATTTATGTTCTGATGTCCTAAAACTTGTTGAATTTCTTCAACGTCCATTCCTTTCTTTAGTGCCATTGTTGCAAATGTCCTTCTGAATCTATGAGGATGAACATTTTCAACTTTTGCTCTAGTTGCAATTGATTTTAATACTCTTCTTAATCCTTCAGTCTCAATCTTGCTACCTGGAATTTGGTTTTTATAACATTTATACATAAGTCCATCAGCAATCCACAAATAAGGAGTATTATAATTTCCTCTTTCATTTATATATTTTTTAATTGCAAGAGCTGCAATAGTACTCATGAAAGCAACTCCTTCTTTATTACCTTTTCTAATAATTTTTATTTCATTTTTTTCAAAATCAATGTCTCTTATTTTTATATTGGCCAATTCTGTTGCACGTATAGCACTAGATATAAGAACTTCCATTATTGCTTTTTCTAAGGAGTTTTCACAAGCCATTCTAAGTTTTTCTAACTCTAATTGTGTAAAAGCAGTTTTTTCAGTTTTTTGACCTTTAACTTTTTTAATTTTTTTAACAGGGTTATTAGAAATATATTCTTCTTCATTTAAAAATGAAAAGAAGGAATTTAAAATTCTTCTTATGTTATCTATTGAAACAGCTTTCTGCTGGTTCTTTTCTCTTTCTACAGCTAAATATAATCTAATATCATCTGTAGTAACCTGTAAAAAAGATTTTTTTATAAAGAGAGAAAATAATTCAAGAGAATTTTTATAATATAATAAACTCTTGTCACTTAGATTTTCAGCTTTCTTTGTTAAAAAGAATTTTTTCCAAAGTTCTGCATTAGTTCTATCTGAAACAACTATCTCATATTTTTTTGAAACAATATCATAATCTTTTAGTTGTATAATTATAATATTTTTTATTCTTTCAATATCTTCTACACTGAAAACATTGCTTCTATTTATTTCAAAAGTAATTTGATTAATAATGTTATTCTTTATATCTTCCATAATCAACCTCAAATTCTAAACTTGTATCACCACTAATACTGTAACTAAAAGTATCCCAACTTCCAAAACACTTACCTGTTAAAGCATCTTCATTTTTACATCTAGCTTTAGCACCAGCAAGAGTCAATTGGACATAAGCCATCTGAATGGCATTCTCATCCAAATCACTGCAGCTTATAAAAATTTTATTTTGGTAATTAATACCTTTTTCTTTTAAGACAGCTAACATTCCTAATATTAAGCAACCAGATCCACAGGCTGAATCTATTATTTTTATTTTATTTCCACTATCTAATTCTTTTTTTAATTCTTCAAATCTTGTATATGCTAACAATTTTGATAAATGAAAAGGTGTAAAAAATTGACCTTTCATTTTATTATGAACTTCTAATTTATGATGAATCTTACCTAAATAATCATCAATATTTTTTTCAAAAAGTCTAATTAATTCCACATTACAGTCAATGAATATATCAATTATTCCTTTACCATATTTTTCAACTATTTTTTTATATTTTTCTTCCCTATCTTCTGCTCCTACTTTATTACAAGTATTTGAATAAGTATAAAACATACATCTTATCCAATCAAAAAATATTTCGTCATAGTTTTGTTTATGAACTAAACTTTGTATTTTTTTTACTATATTATCAACAGAAGCTTCTGCAATAATATTTTTACTTAAATCAGGTCCACTAAAAAGATTTAAATTATCATTCATTTTTGTTCCTCCAATATCTTTTTTAACTCAGCATATTCTTCTACTATATTTTTCACTTCTTCCTCTTTTACTTGAAAGTCATTAAATCTTGGTGTTTCTTCTGTTATAGTTAGATTTCCTTTTAAAGGAACAAATTGATTATGAAAAATAACTATATAAGGATTTTTTAAACCTGCTCCAGGTTCACTTTCTAAAAAGCCAACAATTAAATCAGCTCCATTTTTACAATCAAAACCCCATGACTTTTTACCACTTCTCATTCTAATAGATGAATATTTGACATCAATATAAAGTCCATTTAAGCAAAAATCAAAAACAGGATTATTCTTTTGCCAATATTTGTTAGCATCAATAGCTTTAGGTACAAGTTTTTGAAAATATTCTTCAGCTTCTCCACCAAGCCTTGTAGATCTACCACCATATTTAATTTTGTCTTGTATTTTTAATAATCCTGATGTAAGTAAAATTTTATGAGCAACTAAAATAGGTAAACCACTTTTTTGAACAGCTTCATAAAAATTTCCACATTCTCTGTAAATTTCAACTATTTTATGCAATTTAATCATCTCCTAATAAATAAGTTGCAGTTCCATTTTTTACAAACCAAAACTTTGAAACTGTGAAGTATAGGATGTATTTTCTTTCTACTTCTATTCTTTTTATAAGATGTTCATCATTTTTTCTTGATATATATTCAAATTTAGCTATTCCTGATTTTGTTTGAAGCAATATCTTATCATTTGGTTTTAAGTTAACATTTAATTGGTTATTTACTAATTCTATTTTTTTCATTTTTCTCCTTTTTTTCTTCTACTTCAATAATAATTTCTGTCAATAAGTTACAGAAATATGGTGATTTTAAGTAAAAATTTTTTGGATACGAAGATAGTTGATTTTTTGTATCTTCTAAAAATTTGATAACATCTATTCCAGAAGCCATCATTTTTGAAAGTTCTGTATAAGTTTTTATAAGATTATCAAATTCTTTTAATCCAGGAGTAGCTTTTAGATAAAATTCTTTGATATGAGCCATATAATCCGTATGCCATGCTTCAACTGTTGAAACTAACTCTATTTTTGCTTTAAAAAACCATTTGTTTATTATTTCTATTAAATCCCAATAATTTAAAGAACTTAGTCTTGTTTTGTTAGCTTTCAAAACCATTTCGTAACAAATGATTTCTATTATATTTTCATGTGTAACATCGTATCTCTTCTTTTTAAAAAACTTTTTTTCCGTTTCTAAAACTTTATCTGCAATTTCATTTAAAGAAGTTTTTAAAGTGAAGTTGTCATTACACTGACTTTTTATATAGCTTGAAATTTCATCATACATTTCATATGTCTTAGATTTCTTTTTAGCCATTACTCATTTTTACCTCTTTCTTTCCACTCAAATTCTTCTGCTTCTTTTTTCTCTTTATAGAGTTTAATAGCCATTTCTTTTTTAGTATAATTTCTCATCCCTATTGTTTTTTCTTTACTTCTCTTTTTATATGCTGCATCAGCTTTGCTCTTGTCTCTCCAGTACTGCTTTTCACATACAGAACTGCAATATTTAACTCTTTTATCTTTCACATCATTTACATATACATGAACTCCACAATAAGCACAAGAAAACTCACGAGGACAATCAACATTTTCATAAAATTGATTAACTTTTATTTTCATTGTTTCTCCTTAAAAATTATTTAAATGATATTTCTTCATATACCCATGCCATATATTTATCTGAAAAGTTAAAGATTTTATTTAATTCTTTTTCAGTTATTCCTAATCTTCTAGCAGCACCTTTCATTTTGGCAGTATCTAAATCTTTAACCATTCTTGCCCAGGAACAAAGAGTTCCCATAAAGCCTACTGGAAGCTTTTGAGAAACGTCATCAGGTGTTAAAATTGGAGTTTCATTTATACCTGAAAGGCATTTCATTGCTTGTTTTCCCATAACTTCTGTATAAAAGAAATTACCTCTTACATCATCTTCTATGTCGTCATCTGTAGGTTCAAAATATTTTTCATATATCTTATCTGCAGAAGCACGAACCTTACATATTTCCATATAATTTTTAAATGGAATGATTCCATCATTCTCTCTAAGTTCTTTATCCCACACATTTTTATGATTTGTACAAGTCCTAGAGATATTAAGAATAATTGTTGCAAGTAAAGCTGATTCTAGCTTTTCATCAGTTGGTTTTTTAGTAACTTTTATTTCTTTTTTTTCATTTATCTTGATTTCTCTCTTCTCTGTTTTCTTCGCTTTTCTCATTCTTGACACCTTTCTCTGCCATAAGAGCAGCCAAAGCTATTTTTAAAATATCCATATTACCTTCCTCTATTATTAAATTTTTTTAAATAAAATTCATATTCTCCATTCTTTTTTAATCTTGATATTTTACTTGAACAAGTTCCAGGAGTTCTTTCGAGCATTAATCCTAATTCCTCTCTTTTCATAGTTTGATCATAACCAACTAAATCTATTAATTCATTAATAGTCCAATGTTTTCCAGTATTTTTAAATAATTCAGGAGTATAAACTAATCTCCCACTTTTATCTCTTTTATTTGTTTTCATAGAATCACATCCAGCTTTCCAATAAAAGAAACGGAAAGTTAAGTTTATTTTTAATTTTTTTCCAAAAAGTAGTTTCCGCATATTCCACTTCAAAATTTTTTATTTTTTCTTTATTTTCATAAGCTATTACAACAGCTTCATTAAAATCTTGTGTTAAATGTTCTCCATTTACTAAATATGTATCTCCCCATATTTTTCTTATTTCTAACATGATGTCCTCCTAATAGTATTGACACCACAAACAACTTACTGTAAAATAAAACTGTCCAGGGCTTTATTAACACGAGCAAGTCATTTGCAGTGCAAAATAATAAAGTCTTTTTTTAAGCTAATCTATTTAAAACCTTTATGAAAACTTTAAGTTCTTCTATTTCATTCTTTAAATTAACAATCCTTGAAATTCCAAGCATAGCAACTGCTGCATCATCATCCACAAGAGAGTTATTATAATTTATTGTTTCTTTAGCTTTTTTTATCAATTCTTCTTTATTGATTAAATTGTGTTGATTCTCATTACTCATAGTTCCTCCATTAGTTGTTGTAATTTTTTTAGATATTCTGTAAGTTCTCTTTTATATTCTTCTTTTTCTTCGTCTTTTAATTTTTTAACTCTTTTTTCCATTTTTTTAATTTTATTAAAATTAAAATATTTTTGTTCAACAGTATGATTTTTAAATTCTTCTCTTGCTGGAGCTAATAATTGTTTTATCTCTTTAACTTTTGAAGCTTCAGTTATTAAAACTGCTTTTACATCATCAAACCCTATTGAATTATGAGATAATATTTTTATAGCTTGATCTGATAAGCTGAAGATTTTATCTTTATAATCAGGGAAATAATTATATAGATTCCAACGTTTTAAAAATACAGAAACCATATCTTTTGTAAGCCCTGCACTTTCATACCAAGCCATAAAACTACCAGAAGCTTTTAGTATTTTTTCAACTTCAGCTAAAGAACTGCATATTTCAAAAAGATTATTTTTATATTTTCTAAAGCTGTTTAAAAGTTTTGCTTCTTGTTCTTCAACTTTTTCTTTGTCAATGTCAGATATTTCGTAACTTTTGAAATCAAATTTTCTTAATTGATTAGTAGAAATTGCATTTTCAAATTGTTTCATCACATCATTCATCATCTATCTCACCCCAAACTTTTATAAAAACTTCTTTTATATCATCTAATTTTTTTGATCTACTTTCCCAAAGTAGAGTACCTTTTTCAAGTAGTTTTAAAATAACTGCTGAATGATTAATTGGAATAGATAAGAAAACTCCTGAACGAGTTAATGTATCTTTTAAAAAAGTGTAGAAGTTTTTTTCTATTCTTGTTCTTCCTACTCTATTTGGAATTACAGCTCTAATTTTAGAAATATCAGTTTTTTTAAGTAAGTTTAAAATAGAACTTGTTGTGACAGAATCTAAGAAAGTTGGAACAATAATATGTTCAGCTACATCAACAAAGATAGAATCTAAATCCATAACAGGAGATCCATCTATGATGATATGTTTAAATTCATCCCTTAAACTATTAATTCTTTTCTTAAATTTTTCATCAAGATTTCCTTTAACTTTGTAGCCTTGAAGATGAAGGAAAAATAAATTAGGTCTTAACTTAGTTAAGTTATAAGGTTTTCCCTCAAGCATATCTTCAAGTCCTTTTTTTGAAGTATCTTCAATTTTTATTCCAGAATAATTTAAAATATTATTCTGAGAGTCTGATGTTAATATCAAGACTTTTTCATTGTTAAAGGCTTTGTATGCTGCTAGCTGTAATGCTATCCAGCTTTTACCAACTCCACCTTTATTGTTTTTTACTAGTATGACTCCCATGATATCCTCCTATTTTTTGACTATTTTTGATTTTTTAGCAAAGTATATTTTATGATTTTGTAAGTTTATTAATTTTGCTCCATCGAACTGAAGCTCTAAAAGTGGATTTACTGTACCTTGATTTTTATTAACTATTGCATAACTTCCGTCAGCTCTCTTCTTTACAACTCCGCAAGCAATAACATTATGATCTTTAACAGCTAATACATAATCATCTGTGTAAATGTAGTTTTTATTTATTTTTATACCTGTACTTTCTAGCCAGATAACATCTTTAAAATTAAATTCTTGTTCTCCAGCTTGTTTATTTGTTCCTTTTATTTTTCTTTCTTTAAAATCAACATTCAAAGCTTTATAAACTCCTCCTGTTGTAATGCTGTAAAATTTTCCAAGTAATTTCATTTAATATTTTTCTCCTTTCTTGTTATAAAATTCAGGTTCTCTTAATCTTTTAAATGCTCCCATTTCTATACCATGCAAATCAAAAGATAATCTACCCCAATCTACACAGTATTTATATTTTTCAAAATCTAATTTTTCATTCTCTGGAAGCTTAGAATTTACTCTTTCAAAATCTTTTTGTAATTTACACCATTTATCGAATGGCATATTTATTTTTACAGTTTCTCCCATTTATTCTCCTTTTAGGCACTTAGCAATCCTAATTCAATTATTTTTTCTTTTATTTTTTGAGAAATCATTAAATAAAATACAACTTCTGTATTTTTTTTTATTTCTCTGAGAGCAGGATTTTTAAATTCTTCTATAATTTCATCTTCAATTTTTAACTGCTGCTCTGTAGGTAAACTTTTAAAAACTTCCATAGCTTTGTCATCTTTTTGATACTCCTTTCTTTGTTCATTTTTAATTTTTTCTTGTTCAAGCTCTTTTTGTTCGATAGCTTGTAAATTTACTTCACAAGTTCCTTTAAACAAGTGAGCTGAAAAAACTGCTGCAATGTTCTTAACATCCTTTTTATTTTTTAGGATATCTATTTGCTCCTGGAAGAGATTTAAAAGATAGTCTATTGAATTATTTTTTAATAACTCAATTATTTTATCTTCATGCTTCCTAGAAAAATCAATTTCATTTTTCTTAAACCATTCTTTTATTTTTTTTAAATCATCAGGAGCTTTTTCTTCTTTATGATTTAATTCTTTATTTATGTTATTTATATTATGTTCTTTATTGTTGTCGTTTTGAGACAAACTAGTTTGACTATTTTTTACAAACAAGTTTGTCTCTTTTTTACAATCCAGTTTGTCGTTTTGAGACAAACTAGTTTGCTGTTTTTGGAAAACTAGATTTTCTATAATTTCATAGTTGATTTTAAAATATCTTTTACAAGGAACACCTTTATTTTTTTGTTCCAGGATCTTAGATTCAATTAAATCTTTAATTATTTTGTCTTGCTTGTGTCTACCAATTCCTGTAAGTTCTCCAATTTTTTCAATAGTTTGATAGAACCAACCTTCATCATCAGCTAAACCATCTGAAGCTTCTATAAGAATAGTTAATAAGAAAGCTGATTCTATCCCTAAAGTTTTAACTATTTGTTTATTCAAGGTATAGTAGTTGCTAGACATTAATAATTGTTTAAATGTCTTTTCTTGCATTTTATCCACTCCTTTTTAAAGTGGTTTTTTAATGTCAGCATATTGATCAGCTATATTCTCACAAATTTGTCTTATTTCATATTCTCTTGCAGCTAATAATTGATCAGCTACTTCTTTTTTATTTTCATCAATCATTTCTTGGTTTATCATTTCTTTTATTAAGTTAGCCAATGCTTTTTCTATTTTTTTTCTATCTTTTATATATTTTATATACATTTAAGCCTCCAATTAATCATTTAAAATATCTTTTAAAGTCCAAATTTCAATGTTCTTTGTGCTTATATATTGCCAAAGAACTTCATCTTCATAGCCATTATCCAATTTATCTTGATATTCTTTTAGAAGCTGTCTTCTCAAATCTTCAAGTTTTTCTACTTTCTTTTCAATATATTCTTTACTTTTCATAATATTATCCTTTCATTATTTGCTGGAGAGCAGTGTGGGACTTGAACCCACATTCAACAAGTTCGAGCAGGCTTGTTATTTTCTCCAGTTAAATTAACTGCTCTTATTTCATTCCTTTATACAATCTTTCAAGTCGTTTCATTGCTTTTTCTACATTAGGATGTTCAGAAGCTTCTAAAACTTCTTTTGTAGATTGATACCAATTTCTAGCTTTTATCTTATTAGTAAAATAACTTTGATCTATTCCTAATAGTTCCAATTGGACAATCCCATACATTTCAACTAAAATAAAAATAAGTTTTGCTTCTTCATTTATAAAATATAAGTCTTTCATTGTAATCTCCTTAAAATTTCTTTTTAATTTCTTCAACAAAACTTTTATCAATGTTCAAACAGCAAGGCTGAATATAAAATTTTTCTGGAAGAATTGAATATTTAAAATCAATTTCTTTTTTTGCTTCTTCTTCAGAAGTAAATGCTGAAAGAATAGTTTTATCAGCATTAGTTATGATATAAATAGTTCTAAAATTTTCAAACATTCTTTTCACCTGCAATTCTGCAAGGATAACCTAATTTCTTTAGTTCTTCCTTAATTTCAATAAATTTTGTTGTTTCTCCATACTTCTTAATTAATTCTTGTAATTCTGATATTCTCATAAATTTTTCCTCCTATTTTTGTTGGAGAAATATAGAAATATCTTGTAATATGATAACAATTGTGCTATAATTATTATCAACAAGGGAGCTAATTATTTTTA